AAAGCTGGTGGTAAGGGTGGTAAACCCGGACAGTGGTCTGCACGTAAAGCCCAGATGCTTGCTAAAAGATATAAAGAGAAAGGTGGGGGATATAGATAATGCAGAGTAAACAAACTAATAAAATAAAAAAAGTTATTAAAGGTTTAACCAAAGCATCTAAGTCTCATGCTAAACAAGCTAAAACATTAAAGTCTGTAATTACTAAAGGTAAAAGAAAATGACCCTAGCGAAATCGCAAAGATCCTTAAAGTCTTGGACTAAACAGAAGTGGCGTACTAAATCTGGTAAGCCATCAACACAAGGTAGTAAAGCTACTGGTGAAAGGTACTTACCCTCTAGTGCCATTAAGTCTATGTCTAGTGCAGAGTATGCTGCAACAACTCGTAAGAAGAGAGCAGATACAAAGAAAGGGAAACAATTTAGCAAACAACCAAAGAAGATTGCTAAGAAGACAAAAGGACACAGGAGAGTATCGTGAGATATTTACAATCAAGAGATAATAAAGAAAGATTACTGTATATCCGAATGTGGGTAAAGACAGCAGTATTCATTTTTCTTGTTTATCTGTTAACAGCTAGTATTCTAAAAGCAGAGGGATGTGATAGTAGTACGAATGCTAACTGTATTGAGACAAATAGTAATACAACTTCTACTGTTAATTCAAATATGAATTCTACAACAGAAGTAAAGTCTCCTCCTCCATCAGCAATGTCACCTTCGATTAATAATTCTAATAGTGACTTGTGTACCGTTGGAGTTGCAGGAGCCGTACAGACCCAGATACTCGGTATATCTGCAGGAGCTACAGTTAGAGATATGAACTGTGAGCGGCTAAAGAATGCAAAGGTTCTGTATGACATGGGGATGAAGGTGGCAGCCGTATCGGTGATGTGCCAAGATAAAAGAATATTTCAATCCATGATGAATGCTGGTACTCCTTGTCCATTCGACGGACTCGTAGGTAGCCCAGCAAAAGAAGCATGGAATAATAACCCACATTTAATACCGGGTGCTAAAACAGGAAAGAATAAGGAGTGGTCAGATGATGATAAGAATACTGCCAAAGGTGCTGCTGGCGTCGGTGGTTTGCTTGCTCTCCTCCTACTGCTTATCTGATGTTATATACGAAAGAACAGATAACGTAACAACAAATGGTTACAACTGGGATATGACTAAGATCTTACCACCAGAGGCAGGATTAAAGGTTCAAGGGATATACCATAAGTATACGATAACTAAAGATACACACACAGACGCTACAGTCTCTATAGTGAACAAGAACACTAACGGTGTAGGTAACATATACGAGCGACATGATAACTGGGATCAACTACCTAGTAATACGAAGCTAGGGTTTGATACAATTACACCGACATTAGGTACGTCCTTTGGAGATGGTAGTATATCTGTAGATGGTGATGGAGAACTGAGCGACGTTATAGTTGCTTATAATTACATGTATGATACGTGTGCCATACCACTAACAGATTCTTCTTGTCCGGGCTATGAAGATGCTCTTATGAAATACTTACTTGATAATGGTCTAATAGATAGTGAGCCAGATATAAATGATCCTTACTATGATGATTGGGTACAGTTTCAGTTAGATAGAAAAACAGAAGCTAAAGAAGAAGAAGAAAAGGAAGAAGAAGAGAAAGCGAAGGAAGAAGAAGAACAAGAGTTAAAACTAGAGAAAGCACTTGCGGTAGCAGGTGCAGCCGAAAACATTGGAGACGCAACGAGACAAATAATAATGATGGCTCAGATGATGTCGGCAGGAACCCTAGATGCATACTATGGAGCTACAATAAACGGTGGAACTTATGAAGACACTGTTAAGCTAGAAGATGGTATCATTGTAGATAATTTTAAAGCGTTGAGAAACCTTGCCCAAGATAAGGTTCATAGAACAATGGTTCGATCTCAATATGAATGAATGGAGATAACATGGATATTAAAACAATAACAGCGTTAGCGTTCTTAATGCCAGCCACTGCTGCAATGGCAGTTGACTCACCTATTACAGGTACAGTAGAACCTAAGTGTTCAATATGGACAGAAACAGCAGGTGTATATGGACATCCGCTACCATACAAACTAACTACCAAACCTGCGGATGGCGGTGTGAAAGCTAGTATACGTGTTGATATAGCACAAGCTGATTACTATAAGACAAAGTTCACACACCCTAATAGCTTCTCATCTAGTCCTACATTGACAGATGCAGTCTCATGGACAGGTAGTACTGTTGTAGGTGCAGTAGGCGTAGCAGGTATGTCTGCTTATGAAGCTGCCAAGGTAACTTACAATAACGTAACAGAATTTAATATGACATTAGCAGGATCTACTTGGTTTACTGTAGAATCAGAAGCAACCTATGGATCTACTAAGTCGTTACCAGCAGGTAACTATACAGCGTTGATTGTAGCAGAATGTATTGCAAAGTAATAATAGCTTTATGTTTTGTTTTTTGTACAACAGCTTATGCACACGAGATGACCCCTGCTTATCCGCAGTTGAAACCTTCTTATATAGAAGGAGTATCATCTACTAAAATGAAACTGTTTAATAGGAGAGAAGATGTTTCCTATTATTTAATAGAGGTATTTACATCAGATTTTAAACCTATTCCGTTTGCTTCAACATCATTATCTACAGTTTCATCTAAGGTTGTAAGGGTAGGTCATAATAAATCAAAGATGTTTGATGTGTATATTAGATCTAGCGATTTAGATAGAGCTGTATATATTTGTACACAATCAAAACTTTTAAAGCAAACTGATCAAATTTCTTTAATAACGTCGAGGGTTTGTTCAAAAATAAAGGACAAGTAAATGAGGATATACTTACTACTTTTACTAGTTACTTTAATTTGTAGTTGTAGTTATAGTAGAACTTATGCAGATTCAACATCTAACTCATTAAGTTTAGCTATACCTAATTCGACTACAAGTTTCCAAGCAGATAAATTTCGTGCAGGAGAACTAGATTGTAGTAATGCAATAGGATCTGCAACTAATATAGAATTCGGAGTAACTGGTATTATCCAAGGAGGTACTTCAAGTCATCAACAAGTAGGAGACATTGGAGTATACTCTAAGATAACAATACCGCTTGGAAAGCGGGCCAAGAATAGAATCGATTGCAATCGTTTATACGAACTTGAACTTCAAAAGAAACAGTTAGAGGTTATGAAACTACAACAAGAGATAAACCAGTTAAGAAGTTTATCTTTTGAAAACTAGGAGGACATTATGGCAACAGAGATAGAAGTTGGAGGAGCCACCATAAAAGGTGGGAAACTCATGCTTATTGTACCAATCGTGTCAGCACTAGGTGGTGGACTATGGGGTGGTTTTGAGTTCTATAAAGACTACATGGATATGAAAGAGATTATTCAGAATATAGATATAGATGCTATACAGTCTGAGAATACTCTTGTTCAAACTAAACTAGATAAAGCAATAGATTATACACGCGATATAAAAGATGATCTGCGTGAAGACATACTAAAAATGGAAGGTTACATAGATAAAATAGATTCTAAAGTTGAGAAGTCTGTAGATAGTGTTAGAGATACTAAGACACTAATAGATGCATCACTAGAGACTATGTTATCTTCAATGAATGAATTACAAAAAGATACCACCGCATCTCTCAGAGAAGTTGAATCTTTAAATAGAGAAACTGAGAAAGATGTGAGGAATACAATGAGAGATACCGAAGAAAGAATAGATTCTAATATGAGGAAGTTAGAAGATAAGTTAACCGAAAGGTTACAAGAAGCTTTGGATAACCCACTCTCAGATTAAGTTTCCGCAATGTCCTCACGGCTCCGGTGGTAGTCAGCGGATAGACCACCACATAATAGGGCTAGTAGCCTGTTAGATAGATAGAACCTAGGAGGTTACTATGTCAAGATATATACAAGAGGCTGTTAAGCCTGAAGAAGAAAGTAAAGAAGAAGTACGTGAAATGCCAAAAGCAGGAAAGTATTCTGTAGAAGATTTACAATCAACTAAAACACCAACATGGTCAAGAGGTTCAGTAAATGGATAGTACAGGATATAAAGAAAAAGTAACAGACGAACAACTATTAAACTTAATAGACTCAGGTGTTCAGGATACAACAGGTGATTGGTTAAACTCTTCTGATTTACAAAGAGAAAGACAACGATCTACATACGAATACGCAGGAGTTCCAGAGCTACACTTAGCTCCTCAAGGCGTATCTACTATTGTAGACACATCTACTACAGAAGTGGTAGAAGCATATACATCAGTTCTATCTGATTTGTTTTTGTCCAATCAAAAACTGGCGCGATTTATACCAATAGATGATAATGCGATGTCATATAAACAAGCAAGAAATGCATCTATGATAACTAACCATGCTTTATTTAAACAGAATAAAGGATGGGAAATTTTACAAACGTGGTTTAAATCTGCATTACTTTGGAAGAATGGTGTAATTAGATGGGATTACATAGAAGATTACCAATATAAAATAGAAGAATATGAAGAGATAGATCAAGATAGACTTGACATTTTATTGTCTGATGAAAACGTAGAAGTAGTTGGTGATTTAGAATTTGAAAATAAGTTTGGAGTTTCAGACCCTTTAGGTGGTCAAGATCCTAATACTCAACTTGTTTATGTCAATGTAAGAATAAGACGTAAGATTGATAAGTCTAGAGTTAAGATAGAAAATATTCCACCAGAAGCATTTAGAATATCACGAGATGCTACATCAATAGAAGATGCATCCTTTGTTGGTATACAATCTGAAATGACAAGATCAGAAATGCGAAAATATTTCCCTGAAGTATCTTCTAATATTTCTGATGAAGAGTGGGATGAACTTGATGATTATGAAAGCTGGTTAGGAGCTACTGGGTATGCTGAAGAAGTTTCAGCTCGTAAACAAGTAACAGGTCAAGAGTACTGGAAAGGTGCTAGATCTGGAGATACATATCCTTTAGAAGCTAATCGAATGGTTACAGTTACAGAATGTTGGATGAATGTAGACAGAGATGGTGACGGTATTGCAGAACTAAAACGTATTATGACTGCAGGAGATCATATTCTTTTAGAAGAAGATTGTGATATGATACCATTAGCATCTATTACTCCTATTGATATACCTCATGAATTTTATGGTTTGTCAATGGCTGACTTTACAAGAAGCTCTACTCTTGCATCAACAGCTATACTACGTGGCTTTGTAGAAAATACTTATTTAACTAATTACTCACCTAAGTTAGCTGATCCTAATGTAGTTGACTTTTCAGCGTTGCAGAATATGCGACCTAAACAGATCATACCTACAAACGGTAATCCTAATGGTGCAGTATCTACACTACCTCCAGAAGTTATATCTACTGGTACTGTTCCTTTGTTGCAACATTTACAAACAATAAAAGAACAAGCTACTGGTATGAGTAAAGCGGCTCAAGGTTTAAATGATACATTGTATGTCTCTGGGAATTCCGAAGCTAAAGTGGCAGCTGTTCAATCAGCATCCCAGAAACGTATACAACACATTGCTAGACGATTTGCTGAAACTGGTTTAAAAAGATTAGTACAAGGTGTTTACTCAACTATGCAAGATCGTGTTAATCGTAATATTGGAATGATGTCTGGTGGTATGTTCTTTTCTATAAATCCAAAAGATTTACCTATGGAAATGGATTGTGAAATATTCTTAGACTTAGGTGAAAACTCAAATGCTAATTTACTTTCTAAGTATAGTAAGATTGGTAGTGAAATATTACCAGCATTAAATAGTCAAGGTCAGGGTATGGTTATAAAACCAGAAGCACCTGCTGTACTTGCAACTAAGGTTATAGAATCACTAGGGATTGACTCAAATGATTTCTTAGAAGATTATACAACACCTGAGTTTAAACAAAAAGCTGCACAAGCTTTACAGCAACAAACTCAAAAAGCACAACAAAAATCTCAGTTAGAAGATCAGAAAGCTCAAACAGAAGCTATGCAAAACCAAGCTAATGTTAAGTTTACTATGGCTCAAACTAAGAATACAATGGATGATAACGCAAAACAACTTGCAGTATCTATTGATAGGCACTTCCAAGAGTGGAGTGATCTAAAAATTAAAGCAGAAAAAGAAGGTGTGGAATTACCACCACGACCTGATTACGCTACAATACTTATGATGGCTAAACAATTAATAGGTGAAGTTGGTGAAGATCAACAACCACAGCCAG